AAGTAGGATTAGGATAAGCGCAACCCATTTCACACGGATAAATCCTAATATTTTGTAATTAATGATGCGACAAAAAGTATTGCATGTGCGGGAGTCTTTACAACTACACAAAATGCATTTCCATATACTTTTTATTAAGCTCATAAGATTAACCTAAAACGTATTTCCAGATTATCCAAACTGCAAGAACCCACCATACTTTAACCTCAAGAATGGTTCCGCTGATAACCCAGTCTTTGATTTCTTCTATTTCGTTTTTAATCCAATCGACCATAGTATCCTCCTAAATTAAATAATTATAAATCATAATAACACCTATTAATAAAACAAGCAATTTAATAGAAAGCCTTCCTGTGGGATTCATTCCTCTTACAGGTATGTATCCATGAACTATTAAGTTCCATATATTTTTCATATATCCTCCAAATTAAATTTGTTATGCGGATGCGACAAAAATTTCCATGTCACAACTAGCTGTATCAGCATCTGCTGTTACATTAACTAAATCTCCTAGTGACATAGTAAGCCCTGTGCCATCAATTGCATCCATTGTGTCTACTACACCGCCAGAAATATCGCCATTATAAATAAAAGATTGTCCTTTATCCAGTTTAACAGCAAATTCATCGTCATTTTCATTTTTAAATGTAAGTGTAATATGATTTGTATCATCAAGATTTGTAAAACGCATATATCTTACATCCCCTTCGATATAAGTTCCTGTTGAAGCTGCTGTGGACATAGCAATAACTTCGACTTCTGATGTAGTCACAGTAACAATTCGTTTTGAAATTTCATTTATACTAGCTAAAGACAAAGTAGTTGAACCACCTTGGTCTTTACCGTTAAGATCAATACTTTCAGTAATTTTAACTGTAAGTGTAGCTGCTGTTAGTGTTGACGTCATTCTGTTTTCCTCCTGTGAATTTCCAGAACATCAATGATAAGATAAATATTCAAGTTTTGCAAGGTATTACTTTTTTTTCTTGTCCTCCGGCATCCAGTCTCTTACAAAAATTTTAAAATAATATTCTGCATATTGTTCTAGATAACGATTCATATCTTCTGCAAATTTAGGATTGATGTCGTAGGCTTTGGATATTGTTTGACTTATTTTTTTAAATTCAATCATTTAACTACACATACTCTTTGATGTTTAATCATTCGAAATATTTTACAATCTTTTTGTAATAACATAGAGACCACATGATCCGCGTTTGTTTTACCTGTGGCGCTGTATGTCATAATGTTTGAAGATACAGATACTGCTGTGTAACTTGAGCAACTTGCTAGGATAAGGAATAACATAGTTATTAATATTTTCATTTTTTCTGCCTACTTTTTAACATACTTTTATCAAACAGTCCTTTAACACTTCTAGTTTGATTCATATGGTTATTAGGAGCGCACATGTATTCAGCTTTAATCTCATTTTTAAATAATAATTCTGCTTTGCTTACGCATTCTTCTATATTTGAATATGTATCTACATAATACAAATTCATACCTACCCAAGTCAATAAGATAAATTTCATAATTCTATTTTTTCAATAAAAATAGGGGTTTGTTTGCCTACCCAAGCACCAATAATATTAAAGGTATAGAATTCCAACGCAGTTTCTCTTGTCATCTTATCTCTTTTCATTAATTTCTTTATTACTTTTTCTTCGTCATAAGCAAGTATTAAAGGTTCTCCAAATCTATGAGACACACCTATTACACAATCATCAAAGCCGTCTGCTTTTAAAAATTGTTCATCAGGGTATATATCTTGTATTTTTTTCATTATATTAGTTTACTTACCTCTTTCCGGCCCAAAGCTAATAATTTCTTGCTTGTTGTTATTGGGAGCTTAGCGTAAATTTTGCATAATTTTTTATCTATTGGACCAAAGTCCATAGTTATATACACTATTGTTAACACTGAAGACATCAGTTTTTCTAATTCTTTTGTTGTGGTGGTTAGATACTTTTTGGTTTTTATACTTTGAAATTCTCCGTTGCTCATAGTATTAAGGGTGTGTTTAATCTCATTACGACCTTCTTCTGCGCCTTGTATTAATCTTTTTTTATATTGAAAAGAAAATTTTTTTTGATACATCTCTCGCATTTTTTTTACTTTAAACAGTTTTGTTGCTTCTACTAAAACATCTGCATAAAGTAATATTTTTTCTTTTTGCTGTATAAATTTTTTATATTTATGTTTATCTGTTTTTTTTCCACCAAATTTGAGGGGAAATTCATCACGAATTCTTTTGTCTACTTCGATGTAATATGCATCACTATTCCCATCAAAACCTTCCTGCTCAACAAGTTTTTGATGTATTGCAAAAGCGGTATAAGTCATGGTTTGATTCGAACCAAACCAAGAGTTCTTTGCAGCCCACGCTTTTGCTTTTGGATATGGTTTCATTATTTGTTTTTAAAGAACTCTCCTTTCGGTTCTCCAGATAAATTAAAAGATATGGATCTTCTCTCGCCTTCTCCTTTGAAAGGATATACTCCATGTTCTAGCTTAGACTTAAAGATATAAAAATCTCCGACTTTTGGTAGGAACTTTTCAGTCATTTTTATGTCTAAAGATTCCGGGCTATAAGGACGGCCTCCATGGAAAATTAACCATCCATCTGGTTGTGTTTTTTCATTTATTTGTTCTGGAACTTTTAAATATAAAATTCCAGACAAAGTGCCTGCGTGAACATGCGATTCATTATAACCTCCTGCATATTGCGACACTACCCACATATCCATAATAGTTGGAGTAAACGTTTCCCACATACGACGTGTATTTTCATCCCCTTCTCTTACTGTTTTAATAAATTTTTCGCAACATAGTCGAACAAAGTTCTGGAACTTTATTACTTTTTTATTGTAATTTAAAGGAATCGAAAGTTGTTTTCCGTCATACATTTTTCCAGCAAGTTGAGAAGAATGGTCAATGGAATCTGGATCTGCAATAATTTTATCAGTTACTCCTAGTAATTCTTTTACATATTGTTCTGGAACAGTAAGCTGTATCATAGGCTGAGAAAATAAATGCCACCATGTAGCCTTTATGTTTAAAGGCTCTGGTTTTTTATACTGTTTCTTGGATTTTTCTTCTTTTATATTCTTCATTTGTTAAGAATTCAATAGTTTTTGGTATTGATCTAACGTCCAGCTGGGCTAGTTTATCTAGTCTATTAACAATTTCTGTTTTGACTGCAACAGATTTATATTTGTCGGTGTTCATTTTCTTTGTAATCTCCTTTAGATTAAAGTTATTAATACTATAAATATAATTAAATCTTGACATTATTCAAGTAAAATCTTATATTTTATTAATCCATAATATAACTTATTGAATAGGAGGTAATATGGAAGAATGGAATACACCCGAAGTTACCGAAGAAGCAGTAGGATTAGAAATTAATTCTTATGCTTGCGCTGCAATGGCCGATGACGATAACGGCGATAATGGTGACAACGGAGATGATTCTGATGACTCTGATGATGACTCTGATGATGACTCTGATGATGACTCTGATGATGACTCTGATGATGATTCTGATGATTCAACTGAATCAGACTAGACAGAATTTGGTCTAGCTAGACATGCCCGTAGTGATGAAGCCTATATTAGGGCGGAAGCTGCGGGTATTATCTTAGGAAGTGTGTGAGTTTTTTGATCTATTATATTTTCTTGAAGTAACTTTTAAATTTTTTGAAGATCTGTTTTGTGGGTTTCTGTCTTTATGATGCACATCTTTACCATCCCCTTTGCGCACTCTGCCGGATTTTATTAACTTTCTTCTAGACGCATTTCTCCCTGCGCGTCTTTTCTTTTGTTTTTTCTTTTTATGATATGTATCGTATTCTCTTCGATAATTTCTTTTTTTTCTTTTCTTAGCCATTATAATTGACTCCTTATATCATCTTCGCGTTTCATTTTTATATAATTTCGGACGTGAATTATTAACATTACCACATTTAAAGGAATAAGTCCCCACATACTTTGAGAAATCGTAAGCCACCACCACAACATTTGTCCAACCATACCTATTAATGGTGCTTTTCTGGACCGATTGCCGTATACCCAAACTGTTAAAATAGCCGCAAAGGATGCAAAAAGTTCAATAAAAAATTTATCGTTGAATTCCATTGTCATTCCTCCATGCTTTATATTCTTTTACAAACACATTAATAATATCACCCAGTACAGAAAAGCGTTCTGGCCCATTGAAACCTCCGCCGCTTTTTGTAAGAGTGCTTGCAATTTTGAGTGGATTACCACTCATTTGAATTTGACGAGAAATAATAGGCAATGTTTCATGTAATATTGCCCACATATCTCCACCTGGTTTAGGTCCATGACAATGAAGTCCTCTTGGTTCCATGGTTTTAGGATCAAAATCTACAATAACATAGTACCCTGTTCCGTTTCTGTCGACTTTTGTAATGGAACAAGGGGTTCTGTTTGGAAGGTTTCGTCTGTTTCCAAATTTTTCGTTTGTCATTCCTCGTCTCTCCTTTGGGAGTTTATTTTGTCTATTATAGCTTCTTTTTTTTCGTCTGAAAGTTTTAATTGTTTAAAATTAATTGATCCGTTAGAAGTTCTTTTAAATAAATCCCCGCATTCTAGACATTGATACATGCTTTTATCTACGTGACACATCATAGTGCGGCGTTTTTGGTCGCAAGGACAACTAGACATTTCTTCTAGGAAGGAGCGGAGAATTTTCATTTTCCGACTTATGGTATGTTTAATTATCTTATGTGCTTCTTTTATTTGTTTTTTAGTATATTTTTTCTTAATCATTTACATGTGCCCCAGTTGTTCCCGATAGCTACATCTACTTTATTAGGAACTTCCAGTTTAACACATTCTTCCATGATTTCTTTAATTTGTTTTGTTTTTTCTTTAATTTTATCTTTTTCTATAGATATGGCTAATTCATCGTGTATCTGTAGCATAGGATAAATTTTCTCATTCGCCAGTGCCACCATAGCTTGTTTTGTCATATCACTACCGCTTCCTTGTATTAATCTATTCAAAGCTTTATAAGTAAAAGCCCTTCTTATTCCTGGTCCATACTCATCTCTTGCTTGCTGTAAAGGTAATGGTTTATGGATGCCAAACATGGCCGGTTCCCATAAATGAAACCTACAACGTCTACCAAGAAGAGTTCTTATAACACCTGTATCGGATGCTTTTTTAGAGACCTCGTTTGCAAGTTGTTTTATAAATGGAACTTTAGTATAATATTCTTCCAATAAATGGGTGGCCTCGTCTTTATCTATTCCTAGTTCATCCATTAATCTACCTTTTCCCATGCCATAAAATAAACCTAGATTTATTGTTTTAGCAACCGATCTGTCTATTTTTGCTATGTCCGCAACCATTCCATGGAAATCTGTGTTTTTTTTGTACTTATCTACAAAATCTTCTACTCCTTGTGTATTAGTCAAGACCCCATAATGAACCACGAGCCTCGGTTCTTGCTGATTGTAATCGAAGCTGGCCCACTTGCAGCCCTCTTCCGGTATAAATAAACCCCTGATCCGCGGTCCTAGATCCTTGTTGCGAGCTGGGACTTGCTGTAAATTAGGGTTCGCGTAACTCATTCTACCGGTTACTGTACCGCCCATCTGGGACCTTAGTTGGTGGATCTCAGCGTGTATGCGTCCTTTATAGTTGTGCTTTAATATCGTATCAATGAACGTGGTATGCGCCTTATTGGTTTCTCTACAATCCACAATAAGTTTTGCTAATGGATGTGGATGATTGAGAAGAAAATTTTTCGTGAAACTTGGTCTTCCTGTTGGTGTCCTATCATAAAGAATTTTTAGTTTATCAAACGCTTTTGCAACGGAGGCTGCCGCCCATATTTCTACATCTAGTCCACTTAGCACTTGTATTTTTTTTAAAAGTCCGTGTTCTTTTTCTTTTAATTCTTCTTTCAATGAGTCTGCTCCTTCTATATTTACTCTTACTCCTTTCCACCTCATATCAATTAAGGTTGGTTGCAATTTTGTTTCTAATTCAAAAATGGACCATATGTCTTGTTTATTCATTTCTACTTCAAGATACTCCCACAATTTAAAAGTTAAACGTGCATCTTGTTCCGCGTATTCACCCACATATTGCGCAGGTAGTTTCCACATATCCGCTTTGGGGTCTAATCCCCATTCTTCTGATACTTCTCTTAGTAATTTTTCATTTTTTCTTTCACTCAGAAAATCTCTACTTAATGAATCCAATGTATAGCTGAATCTGTTTTCATCGACTAATGGTGCAGCAATCATTGTATCGTAAATTGTTCCTTTGACCTTAATTCCCCACCAGCGCAGCCACCCAACATCATAAGGGGCGTTGTGAAAAACTTTAGTTATGTTAGGGTTTTCCAAAACTTCTTTGGCCCATTTCTTAACAACACTTTCGCTTAAATTGTATCCGCCGCCATGACCAAAAGGAAAATACCAAGATCGGTCTCCGTTACTAACTGCGACTCCTACAATACGGCCATCATTTCTAGCCCATCCTGGTCCCATTTTAATAAGGTTGGGGTCTTGTGTTTCTAAATCCACAGATATAATTTTAGCGTCTTTTAAATTAGGGAACTTTTCCGGCGGTAGCCACTCTGATGGTGGTTGGTATAAAAAATTATTTTTTCGTTTTGTCATAAAATCTCCAATGAAAATAACGCCTCCATAACCAACTACGTGTTATGGATACAATCGTAAATACTCCCCCGATTAAAAGCATATCTTTGATTTTAATATGAATATTAAAAAAAGGAAAAATAATAATTTGAACAAGAACGGATAAACAGTATCCGGAAAACACATCAATTATTGCTTCTATAAAATGTTTTCTATTCTTTATCATGTTTCCTTATAAATTCTTTTTCAATTTCTGCGTAATGAATTATTTTATCTAAATCTTCCAGTTTCTTAGTTGTGGATGTAGCATTGCTTGCAATTCTCATAATGTATTTTATCATTACGCCAAATATAAACGGCAATTTATTATTTCTAATAAAATCCACAGGTTGAACCTTCCATACTTTATAATGTTTACCTCCTATTTGTTTATTCAAGGGATTATTCATACTTCATTACCCCAACAATCCCAACCATCTACTCTTTCTCTGGCAAATAATTCTATTCGTGGTAGGTCTTTACATAAATCTAATATTCTTTTTTTAACCTCTTCTGGTTTTTTACTATGACTTGTTCTTTCAGCAAAAACCAAAGACTTAACATTATTATTTTTTTTTATATTTTTTAACTTACCCTTTTTTGCTATTAATAAAATTTCTGTTGATTTTAATGTATAAGTTCCATAATTATAACAATAAGAACCTGTTTTATATTGTTTTACCCAAACAAAACCTATTGTAGAAAATTTAAACCCCCAAGACTTTATAATTTTAAAAGAATATTCTAAATGACTATCTATTACCCACATAAACAATAAACAATCTTTTTTTGATATTTCTTTTACAGGCAATTTACATATTTCATCTATCGTCATAGTGTTGTATCTCTCTTCAACTCTATTTCCAAATCCCCTGTTCCCATCTTGGTATTTAGGACTAGAAAATTGGTATGGTGGATCAGCATAAATAATATTGTATTTTTTATTTGGAAAAGGAATCATTCAGCCCTCCAACATCTGTCCTGCCAGTCACAATACCTGCATTCAAAACCGTCTCTGGTATCAAATGCTCTTGTCATAAGTTCTTTTTTATTTGTTTTCTCAACAATTTCTTTTGCTTTATTGATAAGTTCTTCGCAGTGTAATTTATTATATTTTATTTCTTCGTGATGCATGTCCCCGTTTTCTTTATTCACTCCTGTTAGTATAGCAGGGTTGTTTTTTAAATCTAGCATATGCATATAAAATTGAACTTGAGAGTAATAATGAGGATGAGAATTTTCAACACCCATAGTTTGAAAATAAGAAAACTTTTTTACATTCATACTTTTGCACTCCCACAGTCTTGGATATGAAATATCTTCTGGTCCATCTATAATTTTACCGTCTATGTGTCCTTTCACACTATTATCCACCGCTGTGAACCCTAATTGTTTTCCGTTTTTATCTCTTGTCTCTAATTTAAAACCTGCTTGTTCTAACCATCCAATAGCAAGCTCTTCATATTTATCTCCCATCTTAAATATACGTAAAATTTTACCGGATAATTCTCTTACAGCATCTCTTGGGGTATTTTTCCACATGTATTGTATTTTTCTACCACATGGGTAGCCCAATATACTTGCGCCAAGATATTCACGTGCTTTTTCTTCTTTGTTTTTTTTCGTTAAACCTTCGTCAATATATTTATTTATTTTGTCTGTTACTCTCACACTAAAAATCCTCTCGTTGTTTGCGGTGTTATTATATGTAAGGCTCTTTTTGCTCGTGTTGCACCCACATACATAACACGAGTTAAATCATCTGAATTTAAATAATATTGTTTTTCCGCCTCTCTAGATAAATCTGTAAACATTATTACATTATCGCACTCTGACCCCTTTGCTCCATGAACAGTAGATATTTTCACACGAGGAGAGTTAATATCTTCTTTTTTTCTTAAAGCTAGGTTTATATAAATTTTATTTTTTAGCGATATTCGGTCAAGTGATTTTTTCCAAGGCTCCCTAGTAAGTAAGCCATAATTTTTTATTAAATCTTCCAAAGAGAATTTTTTTAAATCCGGCATAGAATCTAAGTTTTTATGTTTTTGCTTGTAACCAATGTTTTCTGTCATTAGAGAATAAATTTTTTTTATTTCTTTTTTTACACATTTATTGCCTCTCCTTAAAGACTCCCAATTTAAAATCCCAGATACTGTAGATTTACTCACACTAAATCTTCCTTTCCTTTTAAAAAATATTCCATCTTTAATTAAATCTTCTTCTATTTTATTTAGTATATAATTAGTGGTCGCTAATACCAACCATTGATTTTTTTCTATATTAATCATAGGAGATCTATGAAATTGTAAATCACCAGCATAATCTCTAGACAAATATGTTTTAATTCTTCTTTTTTTAATTCTTTGAAGTAATCTCATAGAATAGCTGTGTATTAACTTTGGTACTCTGTAGGATTGTGTTAATACTTGAGATCTGCCTTTCATGTTTATAAAATGCTCAACATCTGCGCCAGCCCATCTAAAAATAGCTTGATCATCGTCTCCAGCTATGTATGTTTCTTTTGCATTTAAGGCTAGTTTTTCTACCGCCTGCCATTGCAAATAGCTTAAGTCTTGCGCTTCATCTATAAATAAAAAATCTAGTTTAGGTGATATACCACATTCTACGAATTTAACCAGCATATCAGTATAATCGTGTAAGTTATTGCTTTTCTTGTATTTTTTATATTCATTATCTAACCATTTAAGTTTTTTCCATCTTAAATCTTTGGCATTTTTTTGCCATTGTCTTTTTAAATCTATATTTTTTGCTCTGGAAGTGTTTATATGTGTTAAGAATTCTGCTTCTTTGTCCGGAAAGATTATTCCATTTTCGTCTTCTAAATTAATATTGTTTAGTGATACTCCAATTTCTTGTCCAAATTTTTTATATTGAAAATTTTTCATTAAAGACCCCCTAGGAAGTCCTAGTTGATAACAAGCCATAGAATGTAGAGTTCTAAAGTATGTAAGAGACTGTTTATCTACATCAAATTTAATAGCTGCTCTACTAATTGCCTCCTCCGCAGCTTTTCTTGTAAAAGAAAAATATCCAATTTTACTTGGATGTGTTTTTCTTTTTAATTTTTCTTCGACTAACGTTAATAGCTTAGTTGTTTTACCTGTGCCTGGAGGTCCTAATATTATATTTTTAATTTTATTCTAGCCTCTTCAATAAATTTTTTATGTTTCGCGATATTTCTTGGTCTAGAATATTTAGTAATACATTCTAGCATCAGATAATTTATAATTTTTAATTTTTCTAATTCCACTGTTTTATCCCAGTCGTTTATATTTAGTAATTTTCTAAATTCTGCATCCGCTAATATAAAGTCTTTTATACTTTCTAATTGCTGTTTGACTTTATAGGTATTGCTGTCGCAGGAGTTTATGAAGTTTTTTTTATGCATTAAAATGGGTCCTTTCTTTCAATAGCTTTTCTCTCTGGTATGTCTGGTTCTTTTTCAAATTCTTTAATTATCCATACTCTATGTTGTTGGTTTTCTATTCTTATTGTTACAGGATTAGCGCCCTGGTTTCTTAAAATACTAAATATTTTATTTCGACCAAGTTTTTTAAAATCATTTTGCCTTAAATATTTTTCTAGATCCTCTAGTTTAAAATAGGTTTTGCCTTTTTCTGTAAAAGGTCTTCTTAAAAGTATTTCTTCTTTTGTTTCTGCTTGTCCAATACTTGTACAAAAATCTTTTAATAAATCAAGGAATTGACCTGTGATTCCCGCCTCTGGAGGAGCATCAATGATGTTTATGTCTTCATAAAGACTTTGTATTAATTGAGTCCAAACCATTTCTCTCATTTTAGTAGGCATTTCATTTATTTGATCCATACAAGCTCTTTGGAATTTGTATTGGTTTTGAAGTTGTTCTGTATCTAATTCCACTCTTTGTCCGTTCACATTTAGAAACCATAAAGGTGGCTCTGTATCTAGTTTAGATAAATTCGTAAATCTTGGAACATTTCCTGCGTCAATTCCAAATTTTCTAGTTCTGCATAGATTTGCATTACAGAATGGTTTTATAGGGTCTTCTTTACATTTATAATTATAATCTGTTTTCTGAAGCGATTTAATTAAAGTCGTTATTTCTTTAAAATCTAAGGCAGGGTTCATATATTTTTGATTATATTCTTCTACTTTTTTCTCCCATTCGTCTGGAAATGCTTTTCTTGCGTATACTCCTAGACTAAATAAACCTAAGTTCCTGTGTCCTTGTGGAAATCCTTGAGAACATAAACGTTGTAAACAAGGGGGTCCATTCGGTATTAATTCTTCTTCAACAGGTATTTTAACTTTAGCTACATCGTTTGGTTCCATTGCTTTCCTATCATATATATCAAAGAATTCTTCTAGTGTTGCAGATGTACCGTCTTCCTTAAATGCGTATCTAGTTGTGTTTTTAGCGTTGTGAAAAGGAAGATTTAAAA